TTATCGGTTCATGGCCGAAACAGCGGTGCCCTCATCGCCGGTGCCGGCAACCTCAACCGCTCTCGCAAGACCCTTGGCGATCCAGTCCGCAGCCAAGCCGTCTTCAACCTCGACCGTGGCGCCCTGGGCCAGGCGGTCCCTACGCTCGAGTTCGACGCGCTCTTGGCCGCCACCAGGTTTCGTCACGGTCCGAAATTCGCCGGTCGGCACATAGCGATGAAACGACTGCAGAATGAGCAGCTTTTGCATGGCGTGTTCTTTCGATGAATGGGGAGGAACGCAGCGTCCGTGCCGTTTAATGGCGATCAGGGCACCAGGCCGACGTTGCGCGTCCAAACGATCGCAGCGCTGTCGCTGGCCGCGTATCGGGCGCCGAACTGGAGCGTGACCATGTTGTCCCCGCTGGTGCCTGGATCGGTGACATCTGGGTTCCAGACGTCGACGTTGGTGAGCTGGATCTGGTCCATGTGGTCCTCGACAGAGCCCAGGAGCAGGTCGAGCGTAAGGCCGGTCTGACGATTCACGAAGGTGCTGTAGTCGGTGAGTTGCGTGAAATAGAGCTGCACCTGCCCGTTGACATCGAAGGCACCCAAGCCGAGGTCGAATGGGTTCGGCGAGCCGAAGGCATACTTCTCCCGCATTGCATTCGAGATCGTCATGTCGAGGCTCATGACCTTCGGCGTCGTGATGCCGAACAGATCGTTGACGGTGATGTCGTTCGACGACACCGGATCGTCGCCGGGTGTTGGCGCTGAATAAGTCGAAGAGCCAAGCGCCGCCGTGCCGGTCGATTCCATCAGGGCCTTGATGGCGAAGGTCAGCGTGCCGGGATCACCGCCGCCCGCGAGCGGGATCGAGAGCCTGAGGCTGTCGCAGAGGCAGCCCGCGAGACGGCGATAGGGGTCGGTGGCGCCACCCTCGTACTTTTCCTCGAGCGTGAATGGCTTCTTTACCGAGGCATTCTTGAGGACGTTGGTCGCCCAAGCGCCGCAGAGCAGCGACTCGAGCAAGACATCGGAGCCGGCATCACGAACGAGCGGCATGTTGATCGACTTCGGATAAGACGCCAGGCCGCTGACCATGTTGGCGGCCATTCGGTCGGGACGGCGCTCCGGCGATCGCTGGGCGCCACGCTGCGGGCTACCGGTCACCGAGGAATCCCGCAGCAACTTGAAGCCAGGCGACGCCGGCGTCGTGCCCTGGGTGACCTCCGCCACGACAGCGGGCTGCTTGTTGGCGCTATCCATCGCGCATTGCTCCATCTGCAGGCATGAAAAAGCCGCCCGGACCGGGCACCGCTCCCGCGATTGTGCGCAGGGCGGCGGCGAGTGGCTTCATCATGCTTCCCTCTAGAGAACGAGCATCTCGCCCGAACGGAGATAAGACCGGCGGACAGGCTTCGGGTTCATCGCCATCAGGGCGACTGCATTGAAGGCTGCCATCAGCGGGTCGATCTTGGCGGTCCCCGAGGCCTGCTTGGTAATGGCGATCGCGTTGCCCCGGGGTTCGACCTTCGCATTGCCCACCGCCCAAGCCATAAGCCCGCCACCGCCATGCCTCAGCGTTCCGTCCGCAAGCTTGCGCTCCGCCGTCTTGACCGCACCGGTGAGCTTCCAGCCCTGTGTGATGCCGACCACCCGGTCGTTGCCGGCGATGCCCACCTCGGCCAGGGCGTCGACGATGGCGCCGACACCGAACGGGTCGAGCCCGACCGAGGCCAGCTTGCCACTCTCGTCGATCTGCTCGGCCAGCGCCGCGATCTCGGCGATATCCTCACCGAGGTTGGCGACGATCCGCAGCTCGCCGGCAGTTTCGAAGTCGCGGAGTACCGAGGCCTCGCCCTTCCGCCGCTCGAGCACGGAGCGATGCGCCCACGCACGAGACCACAGCAGCCATTGACGTGTGTCGCTCGTGCGACCGAGCACTGCCAGGCCCAGGAGATCGTCCAGGCCGCCGCCGTCGATGCCGATCACCACGACCTCGCTGCGGTCCAGCAGAGCCTCCAGGGTGATGCTCCTGTCGGCAGCCCGCTGCCAGAGATCGGCGCCGACCCAACGGTCGGAGCGCAATGCCAGGCCGATCTCCACATTCAGGTGCTGCGAGGCCCAGCGGATGATCTCGCCCTGGCCCTTGATCCTGGCCTGCGCCCAGTCGTCTTCGAGCCGCTTGATCGTCACCGACCGGTCGCGGTTCGGCGTGACCATCCACCACTTGCTGGAATCCTGCCAGGCCGGCGGGTCCGCCGTGTCGTTGGCGATGTCCTCCGGGAACTCGTAGAGCACTGGCAGCATCGCCCCTTGGGCCTTGCCGTCGCGGATGGCGCGCGCCAGCATCAGCTCGGCCCGAAAGGCGCCGCGCGGCGGCTCGTCCGACTGGGTGGTGATGAACACCAGGAACCCTTCCGGATTGGGCAGCAGCCCGCCCCGCAACTGGCCGATGATCCGCTCCGCCGCCGATACCTTCGAGATCTCGTGCAACTCGTCCAGCAGCACGCCGGTGGGCTTCACGCCGGTCAGCACCGTCGTGTCGAACGCCTTGATCTCCAGCGTCGCCTTGGTCCGCCGGTCCGTGATCTTGCGCAGGTGCTCCTGCACATGCAGGCGCTTGCGCAGGAAGCCATCCGGATCCTTGTCGACCATGCCCAGCGCCTGGCTGAAGGCGATGTGCGCCAGCGACACTGTCGGCGCCACCAGCAGGAACTCCGCCCGCGGACGCTGGTTCATCAGCAGCGTCGTTAGCATCAGCGCCGCGCCGTAAGAAGTTTTCGACGACTTCTTTGGGGCCAGCAGAAAGACCTCGCGGATCATCCGCTCGCGGGTGAGTGGATCGAACGATCCGTGCAGGGCTCCGACGATCTCGCGGAACCAGTCCGCGCCGGCTTCTGCGAGGGCCGGTGTTCCGATGACGTCCGGTAGCCGCAGCTTGTTGAAGATCGCTACGGCGCGATTGGCTTCACCCACGTTGAGGTGAGGCAGATCCGGCAACAGCGATCGCCCCGTCCGGATGCGTTCCCGCCAATCCGGCACGGCCAGCGACCACGCAGCCATGCTAGTTGACCAGGCGGCCCCACTCGTTGCCGTCGCCGGCGGTCAGGGAGTCACGCTCGGCAGCCTCCTTCTTGCCGAGCGGCTCCTCCGCCGGAGACTTAGGCGCGTATTCCGACCAGCCTGCCCGGACCTTTAGCCAGAAGATCGCCGCCGACAGCCCTTCACGGGTAGGCTTGCATGCCATGGTGAAGAGGTTCTGCGCGACCTTGGCAGAAGCCTTGATGGCACCTAGGTCGAGTTGGTCCTGATAGTGGAAACGCAGCGTCTTCGGGTCGATGCCGACCAGGCGCGCGATCTCGGTCTGCGGGATCCCAAAGCCGGAAAGCGACTCGACCAGGTTACGGGTGTCTTCGGTCGGTGCATGTGATGGCCGACCGACATTGGCAAGAGTCACGAGTGAACCTCAACTTTTGCAAGTCTCTGCATCCCGGCTTCTTCGGCGGACTGAAACCCGCAATTTTGCCGGCTTAATTTGGACCTGGAAGAAAGAAAATGTACCTGAGAGACGCTTCGATGGACGCGCCGAAGCGCCTTGAACCGCGTGAACCCAGGCGCGACGCGACTGGTTGCCTCGCTGAACCAACCCGATTACCATTACCAATGGTCCAACTTGAGCAATGTGGGCCGACAAATTGCGACGTCATTATCGGTCCGGCTAAGGTGGATGCAGGGGAGGCTTTCATGGCCAAACTTTCTTTGGCGACAGCTTGTGCAAGCTTTGTTCTCTTCAATCTAAGTGTTGCTACAGGTCAACCCCTAGCCCCTGATGACCAACGAATGCTGAGATCCCCGTCCGTGGGGTCGGGTCTGATGATCCGCGATATCGGCGGGCAGTGTAATCCGGTCCTACAAGGCAACATTTACGACAAAAATCAGTATCTCTCTTACGATTACCACGCAAAGCGATTCTGGCGTTGGGCATGTGAATCGAATTTCTCAACCTCGCAACAAATGGAGGGGTCTGCAGCGGAGCTAGGCATACCGCTCAAGTCTCTTCCGTTGAATATCAACTTTTCTGATAATTCGTATTCCTTCCAACAATCTCTACGCAATTGGTGTCAATCAAGCTCCAGCCAAATATATGACGAGGCATTTCGATCTCGGTTCTCTCAAACCATAAGTTCGGCTATGACGGACGCATACTCGAGATGCGTTACCGCAACGAAAGAGGTTTTGTTAAATCAGTATGGGGTCTTCGCACAAGCAGAGCCGGAGAACCAGGCCCTAGATAGTTTCGTGGTTACGCTTTGGTTTAGAGATTTGAAACCAGGCGCTCACAAAATTCACAATGTTGCAGGATCGGCAGACTGCTACGTGGGCGACACAAAACTTCCTTCGACCTATGATGTGAACGCCAACACAATTGCTTTAACATGCAAAAAACCCAGCGCAGCGGGAGTTCTGTTATCGTTTAACACTGATCTGGGGCGGACTCCGGCGGTCGATCTACCCAGCTCTCAAGATAGCATTATTGAAAGATTGCGAAATGATCTGAATTTTGCCAAGTACCGTATTTCATCACTCGAAAACAAGACACCCAACTACGTAACCATAGAAGAGACTATTGCATCGGGTGGCGGGGTGGTCACAAAGACAATCGCGTGCCCGCCTGGCGCAAAGGCAATGGGAGGAGGAGCGAAGATTGCTGCCGAGCCCGTGTCTCCCTACTTGCGTGAAAGTTATCCGAGCGATGACCGGAACTCTTGGACCGTTTCCGTGGGAAATTTCGCCGGAGACCACCGCCCAGCTGGCCGAGTTCGTTTGTTTGCCGTATGCTATCCATCGTAAACGGCCTGCCCTAGTGTAGATACACGTCGACAGCGGGGGCCGGGCTAGCTGTCAGGTCGTTTACCGGATCACCGCTTCTGGACGGGTGGCGCTGTCGATGAGGAGTTCCGGCGTCCAATTACTGATTGTCCTTGGCCCCGGTTGCCTCAAGCGAGCGCTGGACGCTCTGCGTCGGTGCTTTCTTTGCCTTGCACCCCGCTACCCCCTGCCAGCGGTCTACGATGACATCAATGTACCGCGGATCGAGTTCTAATACTCTCGCGCGTCGCCCGGTTTTTTCAGCAGCGATCATCGTCGAGCCAGATCCACCAAAGAGGTCGAGAACAATGTCTCTGCTCTTGGACGAGTTTCGAATGGCGCGCTCGACCAGCGCCACGGGCTTCATCGTCGGGTGCAGATCATTCTTGACCGGCTTGTCGAAGAACCAGACATCGCCCTGGTCGCGAGCGCCACACCAGAAGTGATCGGCACCGTCCCTCCAGCCATAGAGGATGGGCTCGTATTGGCGCTGGTAGTCAGCTCGGCCCAGCGTGAAGGTGTTCTTCGCCCAGATGATGAACGTGGACCATTTTCCGCCAGCCTCTCGAAAGGCCTTCTGCAGCGTGTCGAGTTCGGATGACGACATGCAGATGTATATCGCGCCCTTCGTGACAGCGAGCATGTTGGCGCTCGCAGCTGCAAGCAGCGCACCGAACTCGCTTCCGAGGGCATCGTTCAAGATCGGACGGTTCTTGCCACGCTGCTTGTCGCCGGCCGAGTTCGCATAGTTCACGTTGTATGGAGGATCGCAAAAAGCCATATCGGCCAACTCGCCGTCCAGGAGCTTGTCGACATCTGTTCTGACGGTCGCGTCACCGCACAGCACGCGGTGCTCGCCGCAGATCCAGAGGTCCCCAAGCTTGCTGATCGGCTCTGCCGGCGGTTCGGGAGCGTCGTCCGGGTCTCCATCGCCAGATGCATCGGGCAGCAGTTTGCCCAGTTCGAGCTCACCGAACCCAGTCAGGCCAAGATCGAATCCCATAGTCTTCAAGTCGCCCAACTCCACGGGCAGCAGTTCGGCATCCCATCCGGCATTCAGCGCCAGCTTGTTGTCGGCAATAACGTAGGCGCGCTTCTGGGCCTCCGACCAGCCCGTAGCGATCATGACCGGGACATCGGTGATGCCGAGGCTTTGCGCGGCGAGCACGCGGCCGTGACCTGCAATGATCGTACCGGCATCGTCGACCAGCACCGGCACCGTCCAACCCCATTCGCGGATGGACGCCGCAATCTGAGCGACCTGCTCGGGGCTATGAGTGCGCGCGTTCCTGACGTACGGCACGAGTGCCGCCACCCCCCTGCGCTCCACGGCGTCGGCCGGCCAGCTCGGTCCGACCTCCGTCACAGGCCCGGCTTTCCGCGCCGTACGGCGCGGCTTTGCCACCACAGCGGTCATTGTCGCCTTTCGTCAGGAGGCCCGGGAATGGGCCGATTCTTGGAGGTATTGGCACGCGGGAAAAATTCTCCGCGTGAGCCCCCGTGCGGTTGCCGCCCCAAAAGGCCCCAGGGATCAGAGGCCCCCCGGCCCTCGCGCCGTGCGCCGCGCACGCTCGGCGGCGGTCTTCGCGGCGTGGTGCGAGCCACACATCAACATCGTGTTGCCGCGATCCAACGGCGCGCCACCGTCCTTCAACTCGACGATGTGGTCGACGATGTGACCACGTCGATTGCAGCCTGGCACCTGGCATAGGCCACCGGCGTCGCGTCGAACCCGGTCGCGCAAGGCTATCCATTCCGCCGAAGAGTAGAACGGTTGCGCGATCTTCGGCGGCAACGCCGCCGTGCGCAGATCCGCCAGCCCGATGCGCGGCCGCAGCGTCGGCAATGCCATGATCGTGCCGCTCCAAAGATAGCAATTCGATGATCTCGACTTCACTTGGCTGTCAGCGCTTTCGGAGCGCTTATGTGGCTACCGAAACCGGAGACGAACATGAACCGCCGCACTGCCTTGGACGCCTTCATCGCCAAGAAGATCGACATCGACACCATGCTCGCGCGCCTCGCGGCGCTCAGCGAGGACCTCTTCAACGCCGCGCCCGAGGCGGTCACCTGGGGCGACGTCGGCACGCTCAGCCACTACGCCGAATTGCTGAAGCGCATCACAGACAGCGCTTTCAACGAGGGCGAGCACGCCGCGTAACGCCGCCGCTTCCCGAAGCCCCGACCGGCTTCAGGCTGGCGGGGCTCTGGTCAGTAGGAGCCGCGGCGGTCGCGGCTCCGGCGCAAAACGGACCAGACCACCATGACCATCGAACTCAGCAAGACCCAGACCGAAGCTCTTCAAAGCGGTGCGGCACACGAGGAAGGCCACATCACTCTTCCCGCGACGCTGCGTGGCGGCGCTCGCCAAAAAGTCCTCACCAGCCTGATCGGCGCCAAGCTGGCCGGCTACCGCTCCGGTACGCTCGTCATTACTCCGGACGGCATTGCTGCTCTGGGCAAGAGCGACGTGCCCTCGGGCCGTGCGGCCGGCTACGTGCTCCCTGAGGATGAGGTAGTCGAACAGCCGGACCACTTCGACACAGCCCTCGGTGCGGTGCCGGATGCTGCCGCGGCCGCCGACATAGCCGAGAAGGAGCCTGCGGCGACCATGCCAAACGAGAACGGCGCGCCTGCCGACGACGAGCCTGCGTCGATCGATCCCCGCGAAGAGCCGACGCCAGCCGAAGACAAGCCCACCAAGCCGATGCGCACCGGCACCAAGCAGGCTCAGCTGATCGAGATGTTGAAGCGGCCCGAGGGCGCCACCGTCGACGAAATCGTGAAGGCGCTCGACTGGCAGGCCCACACGGTGCGCGGCGCGATCGCGGGCGCTTTGAAGAAGAAGCTCGGGCTCAAGGTCGAGTCCGAGAAGGAGGGGGAGCGAGGCCGCGTCTACCGCATTCGCGGGTAGCGCCCCTCACCGGCCAATCCGGCGGCTGCGTCACTGCGTAGTCGCCGGTTTTCGTTCCCGGCCGATGGTGATGCCCGCCGTGCGCGCCTGTCGCGAGCATAGCCAGAAACCTAGCACGGCCGGACGAAAACACCCAGTAGTAAAGTGTCTGCAAGAGCGATTTCCTTGCCGAATCTACCGCTTCGGCTTCACTGCACCTTCCAGCGCGCGTTTCACGTCCGCCAGCGAGATACGAAGTTTGCGGGCAATAGCCGTCGGCTTCATGCCGGATTTTGCCGACGCTCTAATTGGGGCCTGTCCTCAATTATCGGACGAATGTGCGTAATAATAGAATCAGCGCGCCGACGATTTTGAATCGATCTTGCGTTGTTGCCGTCGATGCTGATTTTGGGAAGGCCTGAGCTACCCAAGGCATCCGAGACATGATCCCTGCCGGTCAGCCGCCGGGGAGCTGACTGATGCGTCGCTACGCCATTCGCGATGACCAATGGGATAGGATCAGGGACATGCTGCCCGGACGAGCCGGTCACGTCGGGGTGACCGCCAGGGACAATCGTCTGTTCGTCGATGCCGTGATCTACCGCTACCGGGCGGGCATTCCGTGGCGCGACCTGCCGGAGCGCTTCAGCGACTGGAAAGCGGTCCATACGCGCTTCAGCCGGTGGGCCAGGAGCGGCGTGTGGCGCAGGATGTTCGAGCTTCTGGCGGCCGACGCCGACAACGAATACGCCATG